TCTTAGACAGGGTAGGTGCATAATGATACCTCAAATTGAAAATGTAAATATAGAGATAGTAGATGAGCCGACTTATACTTATGGCTTGGATATATATAATAATACTCTGAAACATAATGTCGACGGGATAGAGGCAATGGAGCAGGCTATTTATAAGGTCATATTTACTACTAAGGGCGAGCATATTATATACTCTGACGAATATGGAATATATCTCAAAGATTTGTTTGGTATGCCTCGGTCCTATGCTTGTGTTGAAATTGAAAGAAGAATTAAAGAGGCTTTACTTAAAGATGAAAGAATATTTGAAGTATTCGACTTTGATTTCGACCTGTCTAAAAAATCTGTTGTTTTTGTTTCTTTTGAAGTGTCGACAGTCTTTGGAAATGTAAAGATAAGTGGTGAGGTGATGAATTAGTGGATATTGTAAAAAAGTATGAGGACATATTATCGGACACTTTAAACCGTGTTTCTGATGATTTTGATAAAAGAGAAGGTTCAATGATTTTTGATGCCGTTTCTCCTGTGTCTGTCGAAATGGTGCATTTATACATTGCACTTGAATATATGTTGAAACAGTCTTTTGCAGAAACTGCGGATAGAGAATATCTTATTAAGATTGCAAAATCTGTCGGTGTGGATATACTTCCGCCTACTACTTCTATTATCCTTGCTACTGTGGATCCTACTGACTTAGAGCTTGACAATGAGGATAGGTTTAATGTCGATGAGCTTAATTTTAAAGTGATAAGAAAAGTGGACGAAGGCATATATGCTCTTGAATGTGAAACGGCAGGGCAGATAGGAAATGTTAAAGATGTAAGCTTTACACCGATACAAGATATCGAAGGCTTTAATTCTCTTACATTTAAGAAAATTGAAAGATATGGCGAAGATGAAGAGAGTACGGAACACCTAAGAAACAGATATTTTATAAAAGTAAGGGAGCCTGCGACATCAGGTAATATATATTATTACAGGCGGTGGAGCTTAGAGGTAAATGGAGTTGGAGCTGTCAAAGTATTTCCGCTTTGGAACGGAAACGGTACTGTAAAATTAGTTATTGTTAATAACAAAATGGAAGTGGCAGATGCACCTCTTATAAGTGAAGTAAAAAAACATATTGAGGAAGTTAGACCCATTGGAGCTACCGTCACGGTCGTATCTGCTAAAAATAAAAGTATTTCAATTACTGCTAATGTAAAGACTGTACAAGGGGCGGGGCTTGATAATATAACAGCTAATTTCAAATTAAGAGTAAAAGATTTTTTTAAGGACAATGTGTTTAAAACGAGCTATGTGTCTCTTGCAAAGGTAGGAAATATCCTACTTGAAACGGATAATGTTCTTGATTACAGTGAACTTAAAATAAACGGTGTAACCGCCAATATTGAACTTGAAGATGAGGAAATTCCTGTTTTGTCTGATGTGAGATTTGAGGTGAGATAATGAGCGAGTGCTATAAAGAGCTAATGCACTATTTACCGACATATTGGCAAGATGTAAAGGAAATGGTCGCATTACAGGATAGCTTGGGCAAAGAAGTTGGGGAACTTGATTGCAAAGAAAAAGATGTTTCTTCTCAATGCTTTATCGAGTCTGCGACATGGGGACTTGAACTGTGGGAAAAAGAATATGGCTTGAAAACTGATTTATCTTTATCCTATGAACACAGGCGAGAGATGATAAAGGCAAAACTACGTGGAAGCTCTACAACAACAAAAGAAATGATTGCAAATGTGGCTAAGGCATTTTCAAACGGCGAAGTACAGGTAATAGAACATAATGACAAGTATTTCTTTGAAATAAAATTCATAGGAACAAGAGGTATACCTGCCAATATGGTAGGTCTAAAAAGTATTTTAGAAGAAATAAAGCCTGCACATTTAGGAATCAACTATGTCTTTACTTTTGCAACTTGGGGCGAGGTAAAGAAGAGAAGATGGGGAGATATAAAGAAACTGACATGGGACGGTGTAAGACACCTGCCAATGAATTAGAGGTGATGATATGCAAGAAACAACGAATTATAAACTCAAAAAGCCTGAGTATAACGAATATGCAGATGTCATGGACATAAACCATAATATGGATGTTGTAGATCAGATATTAAAAGGCTTAGACGAAAGATTAAAGAACGTCCTCACTAAAGAACAAACTGATGTTTTTTATGCAAAAATAGCACACAGACATAATGTTAATGATATAGATAATCTTATATCAACAATACAAATTACAAAAGTAAATAATGCAATACAAGCTGACAATTCAGATAAGTTAAGGAATATGAATTTTATTTGGTCAGGACAGGCAGGACAACCACCATGGCTATGGGGTGGAGCAGATGGAAAGAATATGTATGTGTATAATCCTTCTAATTTTTCAGTTGCAAATTCAAATAGCGTACAAGGTTTTCAATTTAGAAATAATAACGGCATTTTAGAAGTGCTGATAAATGGAGTGTGGATGAGCGTGGGCGGACAGATATATAATAGATATGCTACGACAACAGGTGGGGATCAAGTAGGTCAAATAACAATTAAACCTTTTGGTGAGCCGAGAGCCGGGATACAAAATGAGTATCAGGAAGGTCAAGAGGTAGTATTATTTGATTGGCATAAACCAAGTAAAATAATTAATTTTAGTGTTGACACTACCGAAGTACCACATTATACGATTCCTAATCATCAAGGGATTAATTTAGCGAATATAAAAATATATTTAGATGATATATTAGCTTATGATATTACAAAAATGAGAGGGGTTAAGATGAGATTATTTTCTGCTGGAGGGAATTCAGCTGAGTGGCACAACAGATATATAGAAGTTAGAAAAAGGTTTAAGGTTGTTGGCAAAGTTACAAAAAATAATATCGGAGCTGTTCATCCAATTATCTCTTTAGATATGTTATATTACGAAGGATAGGAGGAAATTATGAAAATTATTACGAGAACAAGAAAAACAGGCGAATACCTTGGATATTATATCTTAGAAGATAATGAAGAGGTGAAAGTTCAAGAATTTGAAGAACTTCCATATAAAGAAGGACACTATGTTGAGACCTATTTTGATGACAAAGAAAAGTTAGTAAAGCAAAAATATATTGAACTACCGAGGTCAAAAGAACAAGAACTTGAAGAAGAACTCAAAAAGATGAAAGAGCAAGTAGAACAAGCAAACAAAGCCATAGAAGACTTGGTTATGAAAAATGCAGGATTGTAGGTGATAAAAATGCTTGCTTATATTAATTTAAAAATAAAGCAATTACGCTTTATTATATATAACATTTTTTTATATCTGAAAGGAGATACTATTATGTACGAATTCTTAGCTTACAGAGTAATCACAGGACATCTTACTTGTATACCTGAAAAGGCAACTAAAACAAAACGACTCATTCCTGAAAGACTCAGACCGAAAGTTCTTGAGATACTGGCTGAAAGTGGTTTTGACGGTGACGGACAACCACTTACAAATGAACAAGGTAAATAGTATTTGAAACAAGGCAATAAATGAAGACTGATAAGGTCTTTTTTTTATTGCCTTAAAATATAATTAAAAGGAGATGATACAATGATAAGTAATTTGAGTAATTTTGGAAAGGTAGTATATACAATGATAGCGGTAATTTTAGGAGCAATAGCTAACGCACTTGGCGGATTTGATTCTGCTCTTAGATTGTTAATAGTTTTAATAGTAGCGGATTATGTTACAGGTATTGCTGCAGCAATAAAACTACAAAAATTAGATAGCTCGGTTGGATTTACCGGGCTTATTAAAAAAGTAATAATATTAATTTTAGTGTGGGTAGGATTTGAACTTGATAAGTCCTTAGGTTCTCAATTTTTAAGAAACGCTATAATATTTTTTTATGCCTCAAATGAAGGTGTATCGGTTCTTGAAAATACGAGTAAATTAGGTGTTCCATATCCTGCTAAGCTAAAAGATATACTTGAACAATTAAAAGATAAGGGAGGTAAAACTGATGCCTAAAATATGTATTGACCCTGGACATGGTGGAAAAGATCCAGGAGCAACGGCACAAGGAGTAAATGAGAAAGATATAGTCTTGAATGTCTCTATAATATTAAAACAGTTATTGGAAAAACAAGGTCTACAAGACATAATGACAAGAACAAATGACACATTTGTAGAGCTTAAAGAGAGATGTAACATTGCTAACAAAGAAAAAGCTGATGTGTTTGTTTCTATACATTGCAATAGCGCATCAAGTGCAAAAGCACACGGATTTGAGATATTTCATTCAATAGGTTCAACAAAAGGAAATAAGTTATCTGCTGATATAAAATCATCTGTAAATGAGAATAAATCATTAATACGAGCTGATAGAGGTATTAAGCCGGCTAATTTCACAGTGCTAACAGGTACAAATATGCCTGCTGTACTTGTAGAGTTAGCCTTTATATCCAATGATGCTGATAGAGAACTACTAAAAACTAAGCAGAATGAATTTGCTCAAGCGATAGCAAAAGGGATATTCAATTACTTAGGGACAAGTAATATAAGTAATAAAGGTACTGATATATTATCAGAGCCAACAGTTACAATTCAACAGATGAAAGAATGGGCCAAGACAAGGACATCAAATAGAGAATTTATTGACTTGGCAGAGTTATATTATCATTTATCATTAGAAAGAAACATTAATCCGGCTATTTCATATGCACAATTTGCGCATGAAACTGGATTTTTGTATTCTATAAAATCTGCAGCTGGATTAGATGCATCATATCATAATCCTTGCGGATTAAAAATCCAATCCGGCGGTGGAGATTATGATAAAAATGCACATATGAGATTTAAAACATGGCAAGATGGTATATCTGCGCATTTAGACCACTTAGCGTTATACTCAGGAGCTAAAAACTATCCTAAAAAAGATACATTAGATCCAAGGCACTTTGCTTACTTATTGGGGACTGCTAAAACAGTTGAAAGTCTGAGTGGAAAATGGGCACCAAGTCAAAGTTATGGTGATAAATTAAAAGCATATATAAAAGAAATGGAGAATATTAAAGTTATGGAAAATACACAAGAGCCAAGCACTTGGGCAAAAGAGAACTGGGAAAAAGCAACTGAGTTAGGTTTGATAGACGGTACAAGACCAAAAGACACTGTAACTCGTCAGGAATTAGCA